CGGGGTTATCGCTGGCGTACAGCGTGTAGCGGCAACCAGCGCCGATGTTCGCCACGATGGCGTGCAGGCTGCTGATCCGCTGCTCGGCGGGGGTGTCCGGCGCGAAGATCGGGCCGATCAGGACATCCGACTCGATGGCCGTCCCGTCGTCGTTCGATGCCGTCTTATCGAACACCCGGACATATCCGTCTTCGCAGCCAACGGCGACCTTGCGGTCAGACGGCTTGATACCCTCCAGCAGCACAGTGCTGTACGGCTGAAGGGTCGTGGCGTTGAACTCCTGCGGCCACCAAGACTTCGTCCGGGCCTCCCAGAACCAGTGCTGAGTCGTGGCGCTAACGCTACCCGTCAAGGGCGTGATGAACACATGCAGGCCCTGGCACTCTTGGTCCCACACCAGCTTCGGCAGGTACTGAGACAGGTCAATGTCCCGAAGCTCCTCCGCGATGGTGTCCCGCGTCAGTTCAATCGGCGGCTGGGTACGGCCATCAGAGCGCGGCGACATCACCCAGACCCCGCCACGGCTGCCGAAGAAGTACATCAGGCCCTCCGGGCTCAGAGCCCAGGAGTTGCCGAATGCCATCCCGGTGACATCCGTGAAGTAGTCAACCTGCCCGATCTCGCTTAGGTCGCCCCGGTACTGCGTGATGCTGTGGTCACCGCCGACCAGCAAGACATCGTCGTAGAACGGAGCCAGCGCGTTGACCACATCCGGGTTGCGAGCCGTGTCTTGGTTCGCGCCGCCAAACGCTTTCGTGAGGCTATCTGTCTTGGGGAAGAAATCCCAGTTGTAGGGATCGCCCACGGCGCTGGCGAAGATGGTGTGCGGCTCCTTATCAGAGCGGCCCAGCACCATCCGGCCCCGGTAGAACGCAGCCAGTCGGCAGCCCTCGGGGATCTCGCCAGCAGTATCTGCCTCCCACGGCTCAAACGTCCCGCTGTTTTTGACCGGGTCGTAGGTCGTGTACAGCCCGTTGTCTACGAAGAACATCTGACCGTAAGCGGCGACGGCCTGGGTAAAGGCCGACTCCGACGAACGCGCCACTGTACCGATGCCGCTCCAGCTTGTTCCGTTGAGCCGATAGGCTTGGGTTCCAGCTACCGCGAACCGGATGACATTCCGCACATTCTGGTTGCTGGCCGTCCTAGCGATTAGAGCCAGCTTGTGCTGCGTCAGGAGATCCGGGATCGCGTCCTCGTTCGTATCGAGGTTCTTATTGGCAACCCAGATGTATTCCGGTCCCGTGATGCTGGAGTCCGGGTAGATGTACTCCAGTTCCGGTCGGACGCCAACGGCGCTGGTAGCAAAGTCTGCGCTGGCATCGCCATTGATGTCGTAGAACCAGTTCTTGCTCGTCAGCGTGGTGTTGATGACAGTGTTGGACAGTGAGCCGCCCTGAGGCTCAGGCACCCACTTCTGAATGTGGCTTGCCTTGGTAGAACTGCCGCTGGCAATCGGACCAGTGCGCGGCACATACAGCGTTCCGTCAGCATCCACCGACATGCGGAACACAGTGTCGTCGGGATCGGGCAGTGCATAGCCAACCAGCGAGTAACCCGCGCAGTTCCACGCGCTCAGTCGCTCACTGCCAGACTTGGCCCCAGTGGACCCAGTGAACTGCTGGAACTGAACATCAAAGTTAGACGATGCGCTTGAAGTCAGCGTCATCGTCGGCGCAGTGTCCAGTGCGCTGCTCCCGATCATGTAGACGCGAATCGTTCGCGTGTCGCTAGATCCCTTAGGAGCGTAGATGGGGTAGTTCGGTGGCGTCAGGCCATTGACGGCAGAATAGAACACCGTCTGGAATCCGTAGGGACTGGACTGATCCGCCAAGGTCGTGTCTAGATCAGTCCCGATCTGGACATCGTCTGTAGTGCTAGGCGAAGTGCGGAAGGTCAGGACCGTGGTCGTGGTCCCGTCTGTAACCGTAAGCGTGTCGCCATCTGCGGGGTTATCAAAGAACGACATCTCCGCAAAGCCCCGACGCCGGATGCGGACATACGGTCCCACATCTACCAGCTTGCGCCCCTGAGCGATCCACTCGTACTCCTGATTTGTGAACGCAGGAGATCCAGGGTCCTTCGGCCCAATCGTGTAGATCAGGCCGTCGTTGTCGTCAGACACGACGCCATATCCCATGCCCGCGCCAGACACCGCCCAAGTGTGGCTGCCATCGGTCAGTTGGATCTTCGCGGTGATGCCAAGCGTAGACCGAAGAGACTCGCTAATCGTCTGCCCCGTCAACGCGGCTTGAAGTTCATCGCCTGACCCAGAGGGTGGCGTCGTGCGGTACTGGTTGCCGTCAAAGTCGGCTCCAGCGCCGAGCTTCAAGACAGTGGGCGCAACACCCCACTTGTGAGCGATGTAAGCCTCGACCTTCTCCACATCATCGAAGAAGTCACCGCCCCCTCGAACCCCGTAAGCATCGTCGTGCGGGCTATTCGCCGCAGTGCTGTCCGCAAAGTAAGTGACAGCCTCGCACAGCCAGCCATCAAAGTTTCCGAAGCCGCCACCGATGAAGTTGCGGCCAGTCCAGACATTCTGAATCTGCCCAGAGAGGTATGGCGAGTGGAAGATAGTTGACCCGATGACATCACGCCGCTTGTCGCGGTTGAAGTTCTCAGGGAAGAAGCTGACCTTGTCGGATCCGATCCCGGTGACATCGGACTCGCCATTGACGCGCAGATAGATCGCCGGTCGGCCTGCGCTTATGCCGTCCTTTTCGCAAACCAGAGTGATCAGGTACAGGCGCTCAACGCTGTCAGCCCCGTTATGAACCTCGCCATGCACCTCCGGGGCAGCCCATGCGGCGCCATTCGTGACAACAAGATCCTCGGCTGCCAAGTCGGATAGCGTGTTGGTGACGCCTCCGGACCCGTCGTCTACTGTGTCCAGTGAGTACTTAGGCGAATAGAGCGCAACCGCGCCAGGCAGAGGCTCGGGCTTTCGCACTGGCCCATAATGGGCATCGTTCAACCTCTGCGCCTCGTCGGGCAAGTGCATAAAGAACTCGCCCCACTCAGTGCTGGCATGGCCCGTTCCGTGGCCGTTGATCGTCAGCGCGACATAGTTACCCGGCAGCTTCTTGTCGCCGCTCTTGGGCTTGCCGTTCCAGATCCACAAGACCATCGGTTCGTCGGTCTTGCACCTCACCAGCATTGTGGTGGCCCAGGTCTGGTTTAGAACCTGCGGGTAGAGCCCTGTGGAGCGAGACAGGTCATCGCTAGTTGATGTCTTGTCTCGATGCCACTCGCCGTCACCCTCTAGCGGCGAGGTCAGACCGTAGCCCTCTGCATAGTTGAACCGGAACCTAGGGCCCTCCTCAGGGCTGCCCGCAGTCGCGTCAAACCTGTACGCCGGATACGGCCCCAGCCCGTTGGGATCCCATTTCGGCAACTTCGTGTTGCCCCATACTTGGCTCGTATAGCCGCGAAGAGTCGTGTCTGTGAAGTCGTCCGTCTTCGCAGAGATCGCCAGATATTCGTTGCGGCGGTCAAAAGCCTCAACATGCGTTCCGGGGGCCGCCTCTTGATGAGCGCGAGCGTCAACCCAGCAGTGGATTCGCTCCTCGTAACTCGCCAAGTCGAACGGCGTCCAGTCGATGACGGTCGGGCCGACATTCTGCACAAGCTCCCGATCTACCCGATCATCTGCCGGAGCCGAGGCATACACAAGGCCACCCTTGCTATGCGCGATCTGACGCAGCGGATAGGTCGCGTTGTACTCAGCGGACTTGTAGGGCGTATCGGAGCTAAGGCCCTGGTAGGCGTCAATGTACGCCTCCTTCTCATCGTCCTCATTTCGAGCGAGGAACAGCGTCCCGCCGCGCAGCAGAAGGTCCCGATAGGTGCCCGGCTCAATGTCTACGACGTACTGAAGGTCTGCGCCATCGTCATCGTCGTTGGGGACAATCCTCGCGAGACGCCCGACGTTGCTGCCGCCACTGAAGACGCCATAAACGCCGCCCTCTGCGTCAACGGCGATCTTGCCCAGAAGGTCCTCGTTGATGACCGGGAAGGGCTCAGACCACACCAGCACACCTTGGGCATTCCGCTTCTCAACAGTGCCCTCCGAGGTCAGCCAGTACGAGTTGCCCGACTCGTCCACAACGACATCAAGCGATCCGCTGTCTGTGTCATTGGCGTTCTCCCAGTCCGCGATGATGTCGCCGGATGTCTGGCTGTAAGCGAACGCCGGGCGGTCGTAAACCAGCGACGACACAGATCGCACCGGAGAGGTCGGGTGAACCTGATCCGCGTCCGTGCTGGTGGCAGAGTCCTCTAGCTTCGACAGCCCAGGCCGCTGCCCACCCTGCATACGCTCCGTACCCGCAGCGTAGTTCCTGACATTCTTAGCGTCCGAGGTCGTCAGCT